AGGATCTATCATTAGGGTCAACTTGTTTTACTGATACGTTGTCTATTTTACCTGTAAAACCACCATCAGTGCTTAAACCTTTGAATCTAAAAGAAGTGTGGTTATGTGTAGCAGTTAAATATTGTGTATGTGTTCCGTTTGCACTAACATTATCTCCATTTTTAGTTGCACCACCTCCACCAAATTGTGGTCTAACTACTCCTTGTTCGTAATCACTTAATGTAAACACTATTTTATATGTTTTACCTGTACTAAAAGATTCAGCTTGAAAAGTATTAGTATTATTAGCAAGTGAGCCAACTAATTTACCATTGTTAATACTCCACCCTGTTCCTAATGTCCAATCGCTATCAGTTGCATAATCTCCGTTAGTTACTAACTCGTTTCCTAATTCACTAAAGTTTCCGTTTTGTACTAACTCACTTGAGAAATATCCTACTTCTTCTATTAAGCCATCTTTGTTGATTCTTGTTGCGCCTGTACTTCTATCAAACGTAAAATCGCCTTTACCATTATTAGGTAAAACTGAATGTAGCTTAGAATCGCTTACAGCACTTGGTATTTGTAATAAACTTGGTATCATAATATATAATTGTTTATATCGGATTCTACATTGTATTCTTCTGCTAAACCTAAATAGCTTAATCTATTGTAATAATTCATATATAGTTCGTGGTTGTTGTAGCCTGTTAGTTTCTCTAATTCTAAGTCAGTAAGAGCTTCTTTAAATACCATTACACTTTTAGCTTTTCCGTAAAAACTACCTGCTGAACCTAAACCCACACCCCTTAACTCTAACATGTCCATTCCTGTTGGTAAAGCCCCTGATGCTTGTGTTACAACTTCTCTACCATTAAACCAAATAGCGTAGTCATTTGCAGCATATTTAACAGCTACTTTGTTTTGGATAGATAAATCAACTGCATCATAGTTTAATAAAGAATGTGTGTTTAAATGCACTCTTATTCTATTTTGTGTAGTTTCATCCCATTCTAAAGAAATTCTGTTGCTTGATGTTCCGTCAGAAATTGCAATTCTATTTGTGTGAGAGCTATCGTAATTTGAAGATGCTTCTACATAAAGCACTCCCTCTGTAGAGCTTATTAAGTCGCTGTTTCCTGCATTGTATGCTGCATCTGCACTACGAGTAACTGCACTTCCTGAAGTGTGTATTAGAGATGTTGCATAGCTTCCCTCCTCTATCTGTGTTCCCCATATATAAGTTTGACTTCCTACAGTTGATGTGGTGTTATTATCTCCGTCTGAATTGTTTATATATAAATAATTAGTACTTGTGCCAAATGTTATTTTAGCAGAACACCTGTACCATCCGTTGCCATAATTTTCTATTTTTGCATTTGCCCAAGCTGCTCCATTAGTTCCAATAGTTCCATTACTAATATTAAACCATAAACCATTGATACCTGAAGTACTACCGATATTATAGAAAAATATATAATCATTAGTTATTTTTTTTGCAAAACAAGACATTGTTAAGGTTTTACTATCCCAAGCCGTTGATTCATTTCTTGTTATACTTCTAAAAGTTGATGTATTAGTTGAATTTAATTTGTTAGCAAAAGTGTTTCCTGTAGGATTTATTGCTGTGTTGTCTGCAATAAGACTTGTACCTTGCAAAGTCCAATATGTAATTAGAGCTTCCGAATGTGTAACTAAATTCTGTCGCTGAGGTTCAAGCAAGATACTCGGCTCTCCGTTTGTGTAATCTATTCTTGGTGTATTTGTAGCTACTGTTTCTATAAGATAATCTTCATTGACTCTTGTTCCTGTTGAGTTTCTGTCAAAGTCAAAGTCGGCATCTGTTATTTTTTTTACACTTACATTATCTACTGTAAAGCTATAATCTCCACTTGATGTGCTTCTTGCTATTTGTATTACTTCTGATTCAGAATTTGGTGTCCATTCAACTTCAAATGTTTGTACTGTTTCATCTAAAGTTTTTATTTGAAATAATGTTCCTAAATTACCTCCATCATCTTGAAATCTTATTGCTTTACCTGATGAGCCTGACAAGCCTTGTACTGTTAATTTTACTCTATATGTCGCACCTAAATCATAACTAATATTTTGATTTATATATTGAAAACCACCCCCTGTAACTACCACAGTAGCTTTACCATTAGATATAGTAACACCTGCCGATTTACCCCAATCTGAATCTGTGTCAAATGTACCATTAACAACTACTTCATTTAAAGCATAAGCAGGTTTTATAGAATATAAGTAGTCCTCAGCATAAGCTGTAGGTGTGGTTATTATGGATGCTTTTTGTAGTAAACTCATTGTATATTCTCTAATAGTTGATTAGTCATTTCGTTGTTTTCGTATATCTGCACTCTTCTGTTCAAATCAGAAGTCAAGTACTCTACTATATAATCATCTCCCCAACTATTGGTTGTTGTTGCGTTTCCCCAATAACTCTCGCTGTATGATTTGCCCCAATTTATCGTATTTGCCATTTAAATACTGTTTTAGTTTAATTATATTTTTTTCTTTTGGTTTGTATCTCACAATACCCATCCGTTAAATAATCCATCGCTATCAGGATAAACATCGCCACCCTCATTGTCATTATACTCAGGAAATAAATTACTATTGTTGTTGATGTAATCTAAAAACCTTTGTGTATAATACTCTGCTGTGTTTCTTGCTTTGTTTACTAAATAGTCTACTTCGCTTCTTGCAACTGTTTCTGCGTTCTCGCTTGTATGCTTAAACACTCCACCATTTTTTATTTGATAAGCTGCATAAGGAATGTACTCTGCTTGTGCATACCATATCAACATAGGTTGTACATATTTGTTTAGTAAGATTTGATAGTTACCTGTAACACCTGATCCTGCTATATCAGATTGTAGCTTTTCATAAAGTTTAGTTCCTAAGTAGTTTCTTATCTCAATCTCTTGTGCTACTTTGATAAATTGAATGAACTTGTCCGTGTCGGTATTTCCGTCAATGATACTATTCTTGACTAAATCTGTTCTTGATATGAATAATACTGTTGCCATAATTATCTACTTATTCCTATTTTCTTAGCGTATGCTGCTGTATATCCACTATAAGGCATATCCTTTGGCTTTATTGCTACTTTCTTTGCGTTTTTAGGTGCTATGAAACCTCGCCTCTTAGCCTCACTATCATATAACTTTTTGCCTAAACTCTTATTACCATCTTTTCTAAGATACGTTCTACGAGACCAATAATGATGACATCTTGCCCCTCCCTTATATAACCATATAGAATAAGTATCTGAGCCACCTTTACCAAACCCTGCATTTACAGCTCTTTGATCCATAGCTTTTATATCTTCTTTACGATACACCTTTTTAGCACTTACCATCTTTTTACAGAACTCTCTCGATGTTCTTTTTACTCTTTCAGGTGCATATTTGTATCTTACTAAAAATGTATAGCCTAATAATTTACTTGCAGGTGTTTTACCATCTTGTTCGCTTTCTCTATAAGGCTTTGCACTTCCTGTACTTGCTAAATTAATCTGCTCGTTAGCATTCTCAATTAACTCATCCATCTCATCATCAAACTCATAGTCTACTTGTGATTCATCTACTAATTCGAAGTCCTCTAACAATTCTTCTTCATCTTGTCCTAAGTCAATTAGCTCTTGCGCTATGTTGTCTCTAAAGTCATCCTCTGACAAGTCTTGTGTTTCTGAATGATCTTTACAAGGCATATACCAAATCATTCCGTTTTCTTCGTGTTCGTGATAACCCTCACACCCCATCTCTTTAGCTTTTTCTATAGCTTGTTCTTTAGTAGGGTAAACATCTTCGCCATCTATCTTTTTTAATTTAACACCTGTTTCTTCTTCTCTTGTTTCCTTATCTTGTACGTTCTCTAAGTCTACAAATTCGAGTGGCTGAAGCGTTTTAAAGTACAAATGCAAAGAGATATCGTTATAAGCAAGTATTCTATCAAACGCATCAATTAAAAGTCCTTGAAAGCTCTTAATTACAAGGTTGTCAAATAGTATAGAGGCTGTCTTTAATTCATCAGCATTGTTTCCAAGACCTGTATCATCTTTAATACCGAATAACATAGGACTTACAATTCTGTGTGCTACCATAATTTTTTTAGAACTTTCGTTACTTAAGAACTCGTATTGTTGGTGTGCATCACTTAACTGTACAGGCTCTATACTTGCTGCTGTTTCAGGATTGTCGTTGAATGCTAAAATAAATTTACCTGCATTACTTGAGCCACTAAACTTTTCGTAGATTCTTCTTTCTATCATTTCCCTTTGCTCAGGATCAGGAGTTCCATTGTTGAAGTTGATTAACATACTTGGTGCAAGTCCGTTAAGTATGTTGTTTAAATGGAAGTTAGAAATCTCCTCCTCTAATTCAGCGTATTGTGTTCCACCTTGATAATCTACAGGACTATAATACTTGAAACCTGCTCTATAAGGCTTAATATAAAGTATTTCTAATCCCTCTTTAGAAGTTCCGAATGCAGGTATTCTTTTTAATTTGTTTCCTCGCTTGTACTTTGACCAATCACTAAAATAATAGTAACCCTCTATTTCTCCTTTTTCGTTACACTTTTCAGCTCTTAAAGTTTCGATAGGCATATGTTCTAACTGTACAATCTTAGCTCTGTTTTTAGAATAAATAACTTGCACAGCACAT